GAATACCAAGCAAAGTTTCGCGGCTCAAGAAGCTAAGTTTTAGCTTAAAGCCTGGGAATCCTGGATATTCAACTTCTACGGTTTTAGAAGGTACTAACAATGATTTTAGGTTAATAGTCATAGGGTTTCTTTTTGTAATAATTATAAAGGTAAAAAGAGGTGCTGGAGATCAACCCAGCACCGTTGAAATTACAGCTTAAGCAGCTGCGAAGTATTTAACTTGTAGTTCGTTAGCATCTTCAACGCTGTAGTTACCGCCTGATGAGCCTTGGGCTGTGAAGTTAATTGTTGTAGTAATAACTTGGTCAGTAGCAACAGTTGGGATAGCCAACATAGTAGCTGGTAGGTATAGTTCAACGCGGTTAACGTTGGCACCACCTAGCTTAACTGTCATAGTGTACTTGGTTTCACTAGCTGTTGCAGCGTTGGCTAATAGACCAGCTAATAGTTCACCACTGAAGTTTTCTGAAGCACCAGTACGTAGGTAAGCTGTTAAGCTGCCAGAGATAGAACGTGTACCTGTGAAATAAGTAACTGGTAAGTTAACTACGCCAAGGTTAGCTGGTGTCAAGTATGTTAAGTTATTGCTGATAGTGATGTTACCACCAGTAATTGGGATATTGAAGCTAGTACCTGAGCTTTGTGCGATACCTTCAAATAAGGTCAATACGCTTAGCTTGTTAGCAATGTACTTAGCAGTGCTATTCTTAGCTTGGTATTTGAAGCTAGTAATTGTCTCAGATTGAGTAATACGTGTAGCTTTACCTGCCCACTGTACAGAACTGATAGCGTCTAGACCAAAGTCGATAGTTGCTGAATCAAGAGCTGCATTTAGAATTGTGTATTGAATAGCATCAAAGTTGATGATCAAAGCAAATTTCTGTAGTTGGTGAACGTTTGAGTTAGCGTTTGTGTAGGCGCAAACTGTAGTTGGAGTAACTGCGTCTGCTGTTTCTACCCAAGCACCGCCGCTACCAATAGCGTTAGCACCCATCAAAGCGTTCCATAGTACGGCTTCTTCAGCAGTAATCTTATCGCTTGAACCGCCTTCAAAGAAGCGTGGGCGGATATAAGTAGTCATAGAGAAGTCAACTGGCTGCAAAGCAGTGTTGAAAGCACGCTGACCACGTAGTGGTGTAGGGCCGGCTTCAGTAATCGTAATTGTATCAGTTGTTGTGTTTTGGCTAAAAGAGAAACCTTCTAGTACTTGTAGCTCGTGAGTGTTAGTAGCATCGCAACCTGCGAAGTTAACAGTGTCGTCGCTATTTAAGCTTGTAGTAAAGTATACCTTACTATTTCTTAATAAATTAACTGCCATATCTTTATTCCTTTAAGAATTAATGTAATAAATACACCCACTAGATATTTATCTGTATTGGTATTTTGTTACTTAGTGCATTTGTTCGTAACGAACTTGAATATTCATTTCGCCAACACCATAAGGAGCTAAGAGCCCTTCGTCGGTAGTTATGGAGGTAACCAATATCTCAGTTGTTTCGTAGTTGTTTTCGGTGTCATACACCAAAACCCTGTTAGCGTTTATTACACGCTCGCAATCTTCTAGTAATGCTTCTAGATTTTGTTGTGCATCTTCGCCCTTGGTATACAACTTAATAGCAATGCCCATATGACACCACACAAAGTTACCTGGCAAATATTCGCGCATTTCTGTGCCTGGAGTTACGTAAACTGCGGGGAAGTCATTTACTTCGTCCCAGAATTTCAAGTAAGCATAAGCATTATCGAAAAGATTTGTTTTATTATTACCGTTACCGTCAATTGTCTTTAATTTTTCAACTAAGGCCTTGACAATACTTGTTCTCTTACTCATACTAAAACGGCCCTCAAGCGGTTAGCTACCGTAGTAGCTGCGATTTCTCTAATTGATTTACTAATTAGCAACTTAGGGTCACGCGATCTAGGAGACTGTTGTGCTCCGCCTTCGCTGAATGTTCCATAAGGGTTTCGCATATAGTTATAAAAAGCTGTTATCATACCTTCGCGGCTCTGAGATAATCTTTCGACTTTTACAGAACTAGCAAATCTACCAGTACGGTAGTTTAGTACGTTTCTACTGGAACCACTACCCATGTTAGCGCTAACAACATCTTGAAGATGCAAGTTAAGTAGCGCTTGTAAGCTGCTTAGGTTAACTTGGTTAGCTTGGGCACCTGCTTTAGCTGTTCCTTTTACAGTACTACCAGCTACTTTAGTAGGTACTTTAACTTTCGTTACTTTAGGCACTACTACTTTGGCGATCAGCTTCTTGGCGCTTTTACCCCAGTCTTGAAGCTGAGTTGTTTTGGTAGTACCTTTTGACAGGGCTTCATTACCAATAGCTTCGAAGAATTCTTTTAAGTTAGGAGAAGAGCGCAGATTAACTGCCACATCTTTTAACCAGCTTAGACGGCCCTTCATGGCGTCTACTAAGCTTGGCATAATAAATTCGTTTGTTAACTTTTCAATCGCCTTACGCTCAACACTACCAGAGGCTGAGTTAGCACTAGCTGGCATTGGAACTACGAAGGTAAAGTTAATATCTAATAAAATCTTAGCAAAGGAGAAATCCTTTGACATATCTACTGAGTATTCTAAGAATAAAGGTACTTCTTTTACAAAGTCATCTTGAAACTTAAACTTGTCAAAAGCAATCTCTTGCGTTCTAGAAGCCATTTCTAGTTTGAATAAGGCTTCTTGTGTAGCCGGTGTATTAGTACCGTAGCTTTTATCTGATAGTGTAACAGCAGTATGTCCTGCTGACATATACTTACCATACGAGAACTTATCTAAACTTAAGTACTTGGCTACAGTAGTATTAATTGATTTGTTGAGGTTCTTTTGTATCAAGTCAAACGACTTGCCTACGTATACCTCTTTACCAGCTTGTCCCATTGTTTCAGGGTCAGAAATTCTGGTAATTGCTCGTGTATCTTTGCGATCAAGGGATCTAAATGCCTTTGACATATTTTGTCCAAGGTCTCTAAAGGCATCACGGTACTGAAGGTGAGTAGCTTCCTTGCTAGTTAACTTAGCTAAGTCTCGTTCGACTTGTGCGTAAGCTTCTTCAATAGTATTTTTAAACTCTGCGTAAGATGTGTCAAAAGCATTTTCACGCAAACTGTTTTGAATTAGGGTAGTAAGCTCTTGTGGATTAATCTGTGGGTAATCCGCCATGATTGGAGCTACTACGTCGTTTCTAACATCAATAATGTAGAAAGAAGGAGTTCCCGCATCAATAACGCTTCGAAAGTCATCCTTGGCTTTTTTCAAAATCGCAAGACTTCTGCCTTGTACAATTCTAGCGGCAGACTCTAGTTTAGCACCAAGTCCGGTACTAATATCGAATAATCTAGATACGTGAATTGGTTCCATTAGGTGTAGTCCGCTGCGTAGTGGTCTAGTACTCTGCGAATATGTGCAGGGAACTGTGTATTACTAATATACTCTACTTGCATTGTGTTAGGATTAGCATTTTTATGAGTATGTACTGAAGAGTCGTTCTTCATGTAATACGAAACCATATCTAGTGCCGCTAACTTTAAGTCTTCAGGGACTTTTTCAAATCCTGCAAAGTAAGTAACTTTATAGCCTTTTAGTAGCTTTGGGAAACCTTCTGTGCCGATAGCAACAACGCTATCTGTTTCTTCTTCAACTACGTAGTCTTCGTATTCTGTTAAAGGAGTGTATGTTTTACCAAAGTCAGCGCTTGTTTCTACAGAAGCTACTGAAACTAAAGGTGATTCTTTTAATAGGAAGCGATCAAAGCCGCCATTAAAGTTTTCTGTTTTTGGTTCGTCAAAATAATCAACAAAGCTGCGACGGCAGTAAGTTTTAATTAATTGTGAAATTTTTGGAATTAAAGAGTCGATTTCAGCATCTTGATTGATACTGTTGATTCCGGCATTTGCCTTATACTCGGCTCTAGTTATTAAGTTTGCTGCCATTATAACCTCTCTGTCTTTTATATGCCAACAATCCCACTCTGATTGTGTTATGTGGGCATATAAAAGACAAGGCCCGAAGGCCTCGTCTATATCACTTAAGTGATTAAGCTACGTAACGTAGTGCAGACACGCCAGCACCGATGTTAGTAGTTGTTTGTACCATACCTGTACGTAGGCTTGCAACCATTACACGGCGTTGTGTTTCCACTAGCTCTTGTGTATCGATGCGTAGACCGCGTTGGTTACCAACTAAGAAGTTAGCTGGAGCGATAGCGATAGCGCCTGCGGCACCAGCTGCTTTGTCAGCGAACTCACCAGAAACGATAACTGGAGAGTTACCGATTGTACCGATTTGGCCAGTTAGCAATGTAGCTTGTGGACCAACTTGGTTCATAGTTTGGAAGACTGGGTCGTCTAATAGATCGTAGTATACGTCGCTAGAAACGATGTATAGAACTTCTGCTGGGTCTAGACCCCATACGCCTAGGTCTTTACGTAGAGCGCGCATTGTAGCAACAGTTGCTTTAGCGTTGTCGCTAATGTCTAGAGTTACGCTTGAAGAAGCATCATACTCTACCACACCTTTGATTGGGTCACCAGATTGAGCTGTACCACGTAGCATAGCACGGTCAACAGCGCGAGCAACACGGCGAACCATAGCGTCACGGATAACAGGCATAATAGCGATCAAGCTGTCTTCTTCTTCTTCGTAAGCTGTATACTCGTTGGTAGCAACTTTATACGCGTTCAAAGTGATTTCTTTTAGTTGGTGAGTAGCAGTAGCACCTGCAGAAGCACCGGCAGCACCTAGGGTAGCTGGAGCAGCGCCGAACTGGCTGTTAGACACCCAAGTTGCAACACCAGCTTCTGGGTTCACAGGGATAGTCATAACGTTAGTTTGCATGTTGATGTTACGGAAGTTTGGAGCCACAACTAAGCGACGACGAACTTCGGCTTCCATAGCCATAGAAACTTCTAGTTCCCATGTAGCTGACGGAACGTGAGCACCGTATTTTTGAACCATTTGCTGGCCAAACTTAGTACCTTCAAGAGCTTTACCAGCCATCTTAGCTAAGATAACTGCTTTCTCTTTGTCGGCATAAGCCATAGAACCGTTTTGGCCATCAGCGAAAGTCATTTTAGACTTTTGGAT